AAAAACATAACAAGTTTATTTAATTGGATAGGTCTATTTAAAGATGTATCTTTACAGGTATCGAAAGACACTATTGAAAAAATAGAAGAGTATGGAGCAAACAGATATTACGTACATTTAAATGTACCACAAAAAAATGTAGATGGGGTTGGTTTAAAAACAGTTAAGAAAAAAATTTGGATTGATGGTGAATCACTTATGAATTTAAAATTGTTTTGTGACATTGCTATGAGTCAAGCAAAAGTATGGATACCTAGAATGACACCAAAAGAATTTGAAGAAATAATGATGGCTAAATTTTACAACAGAGAACAGTCAAAAGAATATGTAAAAGAAGCAGAAGAAGATTCTAGATTTAAAATGTTTTTCTTAGATTATTTAGATACGAAAGGTGTTTATACAGACAAGGAACAGTTAGCTGTTTATAAGTTGCCTTTTTACAATAAAGAAAAAGAAAGAATAGAATTTGATTTAAACAATTTTGAAAAAGAATTAATAAAAAATAGAGTTAATTTAAAAAGACAAGATCTTGTTCACAAAGTTCAAACTATTTTAAATGGTAAAAAAGATAAAGGTAAATACAAAGAAAAATCTTGTGTTGCTTGGGTAATAAATGGAGAAAAAATAGAAGATAATAAATTAATATGGGAAGGAGAATCTGTCTATATTGGAGACAGTGCAGGTGATGAATAGTTTAAAGATTCCAAATTTTATTCCAGGTCCTCCTGGTACAGGTAAAACTCACAAATGGCTAAAAAACAAATACGCTGGTTTTTTAAAAAAAAATATTCCTTGGGATAGAATTGTAATTTTATCTCACACAAATACGGCAGCTGATGAAATTATAAAAGCTGTAAACAAATTACCAGAACTAGAAAACCAATCAGACACAAATTTGCAGGAACAAATCTGCACTATTCACTCTTATTTTAAAGGAGAATATTTAAATATAAAAAAATATGAGCACGAAGATCACAAGGCTTTTTGTAAAGATAATTCAGGAATGAATATTGTAAAAAAAAATACTCCTTGGGATAAACATCCTCTTTATGAGTTTATTTCTCACGCTCATGGTAAGGGTTATGACTTAACTTCTGAAGAAGAACTTGAAAAGTATTGGGCTCTTTGTGATAGATCTCGTTATCAAAACTACCGTCTTCAAGGACCAGGTGGACTTTTAAAGTTAAAAGAAAAATATGATGAATACAGAAACAATGAAGAACATAAAAGAATATCTTTTGTAGACATGATAGATAACTTTAGATTTAATGCAGCTATACCTACTGATATAGATGTTTTGATAGTAGATGAAGCTCAAGACTGTAGTAAACCTCAGATAGCTGCTCTACAAAAAGCAGCCACATATGCAAAAGAATTTATTTTTATAGGAGACGCTGATCAAACTATTCACGAATATGCAGGATCAGACCCTGAATATTTTTATCAATTAGCTAACACGGAACAAGCAAAGGCCAATGAACTTACTGAAGGTTTAAGATGTGGTCAAACGATTAATAAAATATGTAGAAATATTATTTCACCTGTATGGGAAAAAAAGGGTAGACTTTCAGAAAGAACTTGGACTCCGACTGATGTTGTTGGAAAATCATATTATATACCTGGATTAAATCAAGGGTGTAAAGCAAAGGATGTTTTAATTAATAAAATTTTAAATACAAATGAAACATTTTTATTTACATACAGAGGCAACCCTACTCATAAAGATATAAGTAAATTTTTACAAAATAATGGAATAGATTATAAAATGGTATCAGGCAGTGCTCATGTATCTAGAGAACATTTTAGTTGTTTTAAAAATTGGAAAACTTTTATGAATGATAAAGTTTCTAAACAACAGATAAAAGAATACTGGAAGTTGATGGGATCAAAAGTAAAAGTTAATGGTCTAGGTGATGTTGATAAACTTAAACCTTTAATTGATAGAGATTATAATGTTCAGGAACTTATAGATACAGGTTATCTAAAACCAGAAGTAAAACAATTTGAAAGACTTTCTCAACTTTTAAACTATGAAGCTCTTTCTAAAAATGAAAAATTAATTGATAAAATACCTTACATCAATCATGTTTTAACTAATAATATGGACACAACTAAAAAACCAAGGGTACAACACGATACAATACATAAAGTGAAAGGATTAACTTTTGATAATATAATAATAGATTTATCAACATACTATCCAGAAACTAAAGGCTTTGAAGCAACAAGACTAGCTTATGTTGCTTATAGTAGAGGGAGAATAGATTGTTGGACTATAGGATCTTCTGCTCCTTATTCTTTAGCAAAAATACAAAAAAATTGGAGAGAAATTTTAGAACTTTAAAAGGAGGAAACATGACAGACAAAAGTATATTTAAAGGAATGGGTTATAAATCACTAGACAAGCAGCACGGTGGGAAGCATTATAAAAATTTTAACATACAACCGGCAGAGTTTATAAATGAAAATAAATTTTTATTTGCAGAAGGCAACGCTATAAAGTATATTTGTAGGCATTCTATGAAAGGAAAAGAAGAAGATATTAAGAAAGCAATACACTATTTAGAAATGATATTAGAAAGGGATTACAATGTGTAAACATCCAATTGATCTAGACTTAGAAGGTGTAGATACAGTAGCTATCGATATAGAAACTTACGATCCAAATCTTAAAACAAAAGGTTTAGGTGCAATTAGACAAGATGGTTTTATTACAGGGGTAGCTGTAGCTACCGGTAAAGACACAGTTTATTTTTCATTGAAACATAGTGACGATGATAAATCAGAAGAAGAATTAAAAGAGTTTTGGGATCAAATGAATACAAAACTTTTACAAAACGATAAGATTGCAAAGGTATTTCATAATGCAATCTATGATGTTTGTTGGTTAAGAGCAACGACAGGTAAGATGTTAAAAGGAAGATTGTTAGATACAATGGTAGCTGCTTCTGTAATTGATGAGAATAGATTTAAATATGGATTAGATGCTTTGGCCAAAGATTTTCTTGGTGAAAATAAATACAAGTATGACTTACAAGAAAAAACTTTTGATTGGTCTGGTGGTTTTCAAAAAGATCCAATGTCTAATATGCACAAACTACCTTCTAGTGTAGTAAAAGATTATGCAAAACAAGACGTAGACTTAACTTTAAAATTGTGGAATTTATTTAATAAAAAATTAGATGAAGTATTATACATAAAACCCGAAGACAATAAAGAGTATACATGTAGAAATATATTTGAATTAGAAACAAGATTGTTTCCTTGTCTAGTTGACATGAAATTTACAGGAGTTAGAATAGATACCCAAAAACTTGAACACTTTGGTAAAAGATTAAAAAGATGTAGAGATAAAATAATTAAGTTTATTAAAACAAAAACAGGTGTTGAGGTACAGTTGTGGGCAGCAACTTCTATAAAACAATTACTAGATAATAGAGAGATAACAAACTTTGAAAAGACTGCTAAGTCAGGAATGCCTAAACTTCCAAAAGATTATTTAAGAACTCACGAAGATAGATTTTTAAGATTAGTATCTAAAGCAAGAGAGTATGACAAAGCTTTGAATACTTTTGTAGAGGGTTTAAGAGGTTATGTTCATGAAGGTAGAATTCATGCAGATATAAATCAAATTAGAGGAGACGGTGGAGGAACTGTAACCGGTAGATTCTCAATGAGTAACCCTAATTTACAGCAGATTCCATCGAAAGGTTTTATAGGAAAGAAGATGAGGGAGTTATTTATACCTGAGGAAGGCCATAGATGGGGTAGTTTTGACTATTCTCAGCAGGAACCGAGGATTGTGGTACATTATGCAATAAAGAAGATAATGAACGAAAAAGAAGGTGGAGAATTAAAAAAACAATTTGATGATTCTGAAGCAGACTTTCACCAGATAGTAGCTGATATGGCTAATATATCTAGAAAACAAGCTAAGACAATTAATTTAGGTTTATTCTATGGTATGGGTAAAGGTAAACTAGCAGCAGAGTTAAATTTAGATACAGCTCAAGCAAAAACTTTGTTTGATACTTACCATAGAAAAGTCCCTTTTGTTAAAAAGTTATCAGATGGTCTAATGAGTTTTGCTAAAAATAATAAATTAATTTTTACTCTTGAAGACAGGTTTTGTAGATTTGATAAATACGAAAGTGTTAATAAAAGATGGAACAATAAAATACGTAAGTTTGAAGAGTGGGACCCTAAAGCTAAAGAAATAAAACAAAAAGATGGTACAATTAAATATGAAGGAGAATATGTTGCTCCTAAGCTACTATCAAAAGAAGATGCTTGGGATAAATTTAAATTATTATTTAACGCTAAATCTGAAAAGAAAATAGAAGAGTATACAGAAAAAGAAAGGCAGTTCTGGTTTACAGAATACTTTACTCCTGCTTTTACTTACAAAGCTTTAAATAGATTGATACAAGGATCAGCCGCAGATATGACAAAAAAGGCAATGGTCTTGTTATATGAAAAAGGTATAGTCCCTCACATTCAGATACACGATGAGCTTTGTGTATCAATCAAGGATCAAGAAACACGGACCACGGTTCAACAAATAATGGAAACTGCAATACCGTTAATGGTCAAGAACAAAGTAGACTATGAATTTGGACCAAATTGGGGTAATATTAAATGAGGATAAACTATGGCATACTTAAACGCAAACATACCACCAACTTATGCACAAATAAGAAAGGAATATTTATATGATCTTAAAAAACATCATGGACAAGTTGCTGACTGTATTATCTTTGGTCTTAGCGCTCTTACAGGTCGGGCTATACTATTTCATGCTATTATGGAAAACGGTGCAATATTTTATCGCCTACCAATTAGCGCGTTTATTCAACAGGGATTTGAACCATCCGGAGTGCCCACAAGACGACTTGATGAACTACAGCTCTGGAATTGTTTTTCTTATTATCCTTCTGTCCATCGTTGGGATATATTAGACGGACAAGCCGGTAAGTATATCGGAAAAGACAAAAAATGGCATCCAGGAAAATATTTATTTACAGTTGACTTTGCACATCCAGAGTCTAATATACTTGACACTGATCATTCAGAGATCCCGCACGAGCACAAGTGCGCTCACATAATTGCACTAGATGATGGTAATTATGCAGCACAACCTAATAATAGATGTATATGGGACATACCTTCTTTCACTGTGAAAGATGATATTCCCGATTGGAAAGTGCAGACCTCTGAGTGGAATGTTGAAGATAGTAGAGCTTGGCGTACAGAAGATACAGACAAGTTCTTCTATGAAATCGAGGAGAAAAAAAATGATTGATAAAATAAAAAGTAAGGCTACGCATTACTGGTCAGAACATAAGATTGAATGTCTTGTAGTTGCTGTACTTGTTATAGCCTACATAGTTAAGTAATGGATTTAGCAACTTTATTGAAAAAAAACTTTGTATTAGTTCCAGTTGTGGCTTCAGTCTTAGTTGGAACTTTTACAGGCGTTAAGTATGTGGTAAACTTAACAGATACTATCAATGAAAATAAAACACAGATAGCAAACATTCAAAGAGATATAACTTCACTTACAGAAAAAACAAATCTTATTGCAGGTAAACTTGAAAGAGCTGAAGGAACATGGGAAATGGCAGAAAATTTATATGAAGTATTAGCTAACAAAGTAAATGAAATGCAATGGGATATTAAAGATTTAAACAGAGAAATAAATTATTAGGATGAACTATGGAGATTGCCAGGATGAATTATTATTTTACAGGGATTCTTATAATAATGTTAACAGCATTGGCTCTCTGTGCAGGTCCTGCATATCCTAAAAACGAATATCTTAATGAGTATGGTGTAAGATGTGGTGAGGTTGATGTGTCTGTTGAAAAAAGAGATTCCGATTATAATAATTACAATAATAGCTGGGACGAAAGAGAGGATAATAGCATTAGACTTACATACAGAAAATACCTAGGCACAGACTGTAAAACCTCGAAAGAAAATGTGCAATTGAAGCAACAATTGGAATTGATGAAGATGTGTAATAAGGTAAACAGAAATCCTAGTCTAGTCTACAATCAAAACTTTAATCTATTAGTATCAAAATGTAGAGGTATTGTACCTACCGATACAAGTGAGGAAAGACCAGAACGTAAAAATCTATGGAAAGAAGAAAAGAAAAAATACTTAGAGGCTAATCCAGACGCTAAAACCATGGATAATACAACATTGAAAATGCCTTCTAAAGATTATATATTGCCATTACCAAAACCAAAAGTAGGAATTGATAATAAAGCTTGGAATGAAATTGAATGAGTAATAAACCACTAAACATCGGAGAAGAGGCACGTGTACAGATGCCGATGAAGACCGTAGCTAGCCTGATCGTGCTCGTCGCAATGGGCGTGTTCGCATATACAGAGCTGACTTCAAGGTTAGTATCATTAGAAACATCTAGAGAGTTAATGAGTGCAGATTTACTTAAAAAATCTGAAC